GCAACAGCAACATTTGCACAGACGACAACCGGAAGTACCATGGTAAAGATTAGTTGTACCGGAATCGGAAAGCAATTTAATCAGTTTGACGGTGTGGAAATATCCGGTTGTACAAACAGTAGCTTTAACAAGACTACGGTGATTCAGGAAAAAGCAGATAACTACATTGTGATCATAGGTGATCTATCATCCAGCTTTACTCAGGAATCTGGGCTAAAGCTTACCAGAAAAGTACCGGATATGGATTATATTTGTGAGAATGGCAACCGCTTGTGGGGTTGCTC